AAGGTGAATATTATTGTGGTGTGGGTCATAATGTCGCGGGACGTGATTTTGTTGAGGACCACTTAAATATGTGTTTAGAATATGGTATTGATATTACAGGAACAAATGCTGAAGTTGCGTTAGGACAATGGGAATATCAAGTATTTTCGAAAGGTAAATTAAAAGGTGGTGATGACCTATGGATGAGTAGATACTTCTTGTATAAAATTTCTGAAAAGTATAAGTATCATATTGATTTACATCCTAAACCACTCACCCATGGAGAATGGAATGGTTCAGGATTACATACAAACTTCTCAAATAATAAAATGAGAAATGAAGGTGGGTATGAATACTTCTTATCTATTTTCAATTCATTTGCCTCAAGACATGAAGAACATATTAATGCATATGGTTCAAATAATCACTTACGATTAACAGGTGGATTTGAAACACAGGTTATTGATAAATTCAGTTGGGGTGTTTCAGATAGAGGTGCGTCAATTAGAGTTCCACAGGACACGGCGAAAGGATGGAAAGGTTATGTTGAAGATAGAAGACCCGGTTCAAATGCCGACCCATATAAAATTATCAGAGAAGTTTCAAAATCATTAGATACTGCTGAAAAAATATTAGAAATTAAAATGAATATGAATTCTAATGTAAATGTGTCAGGATTAAGTGAAAAATATAGAACTTTATCAAACGATGAGTTATTAAGTGAATATAGAGAAGAAGAAGCCGAATAATGAATAAAGAATGTATATGTGGTGGTACCGGACCTTGTCAGTGCGATACACCAAAAATAGAACAAGTAAATCACCCACAACATTATGGTGGTGAAAATAACCCTTACGAGGCAATCAAAGTGATTGATGCTTGGGAATTAGGATTTAGTTTAGGAAACACAGTAAAATATATATCACGTGCAGGAAAAAAAGGAAAAGATAAAGAACTTGAAGACCTCAGAAAGGCACTCTGGTACCTCCAACACCACATCGAAACCCTTGAAAAGTAAAACGGGTCTTGATAAGGAAATAAACGTATTAGACGCGATAACAACACCAAATGAATTAATCCGTGAAACCTCCATTAACTTCATGTGGGGATTTCTTGGAAATTCTATAGTTGTTTTTGCAGCAAAAGAACTGGACTTTTTAGTTTTAATTAACTACATTATTTATTACATATTGATTTCGTATATTGTGAATAGAAAAAAATATGAAACAATGTTGGGTAAATTTATAGTATTACCGGGGTCTGCGGCGATAGGTGCATTCACAGGTTATAAGTTAGCTCAAATAATCGCACAAACAATTTAGTTATGGAGGATTGGAACTCAGATGACTTCCAAGGTAGAAGTAGAGACCAAGTAGAAAGAAACTATAGGGTGCTTGCTATTTTTATAGTTTTAAGTTGGTTAGTAGGGACAGGTATTGTCTTGTACAAAATAATTGATTACATTTTTTAATCTATAATAATATGAAATACTACAAAATTATCCTTGCTGGTAGAGGAGCGGAACTTTACCCATTTGAATTAAATACTAAACAGTATGATGCATTACGTGATGGTGGTGTTGAGCAAGATGAATTGGAATACGACCAAATTTGTGAAATTTTAGAGGTCGATAGTTATTTTGATTCACCAAATGAATCAATCATGGGACCATTCCCAAATGCGTTTATTTTAAGAGTAGAAGACGAGGAAGGTAAAGTTGTTTATGAAACTGAGGTTTTAGACGTAGATAAAGTTGATTACGAAGAAAAACATTGTAGTGATAAAGCATTTTTAATCATCGAGGATTATTGTAAGGGTGAACAAGTTGTTTATGACATACCACTTGAAGAAGATTTTGACATTGATAAATTAAGATTAAAAGTCTATGATGTTGGTTGTAGAGTAGAAGTAATAAACGAAATAATATATGACGAAAAATCATATGAAATTTATAAATCATATGGCGATACAACAAGTAAAGGATATTATTACCATTTAACAGCAGGAATATAAAAAAATGATAGAAACAGGAAGAATAATTAACGGAGATTGTGTTGAGGTGATGAAGACATTACCTGAAGGGTGTGTTGACTTAGTAGTAACAAGTCCACCTTATGGTGTGGGAATCGATTACGATGTACATGAAGATGATGTGGAGTTCACAGAATATGTTGAGTTTGCTAAAGCATGGTTAAGTGAAACGTACAGAGTATTAAAAGATGATGGACGTATCGCATTAAACATCCCATACGAAATCAACAGACAGAAAAAAGGTGGTCGTATCTTTTTTGTTTCTGAGATGTGGCAAATTATGAAAGAAATTGGTTACGGTTTCTTTGGTATTGTTGACCTAGAAGAACAATCACCACACAGAAGTAAAACTACTGCTTGGGGTTCATGGATGAGTCCATCCAGTCCGTACATTTACAATCCAAAAGAATGTGTGATTTTGGCATACAAAAAACACCATATTAAGAAAGTAAAAGGACAACCACAGTGGGAAGGAGTTCCAACCGAAATTGAACAAGAGGACGGAACATTAAAGAAAAAAATGGTTTATGAGGAAAACGATAAGAAAGAGTTTATGGAACTTGTGTTTGGTCAGTGGAATTACTTTGCAGATACTAAATCACTCACCAAGGCAACGTTCTCGATGGATATCCCCACCAAAGCGATTAAGATATTATCCTACAAGAACGATATAGTTATGGACCCGTTCTCAGGTAGTGGTACTAGTTTGGTGGCTGCTGAAGTTTTAGGAAGAAGATGGTTAGGTATTGAGTTAAGTGAAAATTATGCTAAAATAGCACAAACGAGAGTTGATTATTTCAAAACACTCGACACCATAAATGAAATCCCACAATAGTGGGATTTTTTGTTTGAATAAGGTATTTATCTTTATGAGACAAATTATAACAGAATCTGGGATTAGAGATATTAACGATATTGCAAAAAGATACCCAAAGGCAAAAATATATTTCCACATAGATTTAGATGGTGTTACTACAGCATTAGCAATGAAAAACTACTTGGAACAATACGGTATTAAGGTTGTTGATGCTGAGGTTATTCAATACGGAGATAAAGAATTTGCAGTTAAAAAACCTGAAGCAGAAACTGATACGATGCCAGTTCTTGTTGACTTTGCTCATGGTAAACCAATGTTTGTTATTCATACAGACCACCACGATACACAAGCTGGCGTTGAAAAAGAAACATCAACATCTTTCAGACAAGCAAGGTCTAATGTAGAAACAATCTCACAAGTGTTATCGCCAAAAGAAATATTCTCGGCGGAAGACGTACAATTGATTTCAACTGTGGATTCTGCAAATTACTTGGTTAATAACATTACACCCGATATGGTTATGAATTACATTTTTGATTATGATAAAGACAAAAGTGTAAAAAATAATAAAATGACTCTTGGGTTAGTAGTGAATAAATTATTATTGGCTTTCAAAAACAAACCAAAATTCTTAGAAACTTTGGTAATGGACGCTCAACCATCTTTAACCAGTATCTTTAATATCATTAAAAGAGAAATAAAAGAAAAAGGTTATCCTGAACCGGGAGTGTTAAAACAAAACCAAGAAAAATATGTTGAGGCAATGAAAACCAATCCTAACGTAAAAGTTGAGGATGGTATTATTGTTCAATACGGTGGAGGACCATTTCATAAAGCGGGTTCATACGATAGATATACACCATTCAAAAACAATCCTGACGCTGACTTTATAATTATTGCTTGGCCTATGGGAATTGTTCAAGCATCTTGTAACCCATTTAAACAAGATAGAAAATTAAAAGGTATTAACTTAGGTGAGGTTAAAGATGTTGTATTATCAAAATGGGAAAGTAAGTTAAAAGAAAAACCAGTTTCGTTATATACAATTAAAAGAGTATCTGAAATGAGTGCCGGTGAAGGTTCAGTTGGATTCACATTCAAAGACTTCTTGGCGATTTATGGTGATAACTTCAAACAAAACAAAAAAGGTAAATTTTGGTTAGATAAAATTAAAGAAGCTTTAGAATCGAGATTCAAAGAC